GGTCGCAGCCATGATCTCCTCGATGGTCGCGCCGTCCGGCGCGCGCAGCATGGCGATCAGCGTGGCCTGCTTGGTGCCCTCGCGCGGCGTGCGCGCCTTGGGCGCGGTGTCGGGTTCGGCGGGGGTGTCGGGCGCGGCTTCCACTGTCCGCGCGTCCGTCGCGCCCACAGGTGCGGTGTTCGCGCCTTCAAGCTCGATGCCGATGGCGGCGAGGCCCGCGTCGGTGGCGACCAGCGTTGTGCCGTGGCCATCGCCGGTTTCGCGCCACATGGGTTCGCCCTTGCGCAGGTCGGCGTCGACCTCCTGCAGGAGGCCCTTGGCGATCATCGCGCCGACCACCTTGGCGGCGGCACCGCCGCGCAGGCTCTCGGGCAGCGGCAGGGCGATGCGCTCGGGCCGCTGGGCGGCGGCGCTCAGGATCAGGGCTTGGGTGTCGGAAAGCTGGGTCATGGTCGTCTCCCGTATCGGGGCGCGCGGGATGCGGGCCCTTCTACGAGGTCGAGCCCGCCAGTCGGCGGGCGGGACCGGGACCGGGTCGTCTCACTCGGCGTGTTCGCCTTCCTTGAAGGCCATGTCGGTGATCTCGCGAAGTTTGGCGCGGTAGTGGTTCAGGGTGCCGACGTGGCCCCAGTTGATCTCGTCGGGGCTGGTCTCGAAATGGTCGGCGCTCAGGGCGGCGAGCCGCTCGAGCATCGCGTCGATCTCGGTCTTGGCGGCGATGAAGGCGTCGAGGGCCTTGGAATTGTCAGTGGCGCGGCCGGTCATTCTGGTGGCTCCGTAGTGAGTTGCATCGCTTCGATGGAGTGACGTTCGCTCTGTCCGCGACGCTTATCAACGAGATAAGCGCATGAAACTGAATGATAATCGGAGCCGTCGATGCAGGGCATGAGCGAGCGCCAATACGCCGCCCATGTCGGGCTGTCGCGGGGCGCGATCCAGAAGGCGAAGACGGCCGACCGCTTGGTCCTCTATCCCGACGGTAGCATCAACGCGGCCGCCAGCGACGCGCGGCGTGTCGAGACGACCGATCCGTCTAAGACCCGCAAGCCGCCCACTCCGAAGCTCAAGCCGGTGCCCGAGGCGGCGGTCGCCGCTGTCGGCGACACCTTGCGCGAACAGGGTCTGGCGGTGCCGGCGGTCGGCGGCGGCACGACCTTCCTGCAGGCGAAGACCGCGAACGAGGTGCTGAAGGCGCAGGAGCGACGCATCCGGCTCCAGAAGCTGAAGGGGGAGTTGATCGAGCGGGCCCGCGCGCTGGCGCTGGTGTTCCGGCTGGCGCGCGAGGTGCGGGACGCGTGGGTGAACTGGCCTGCGCGCGCGGCGGCGCTGATGGCGGCCGATCTCGGCGTCGAGCCAGCCGCCATGCAGAAGGTCCTGGAGAAACATGTCCGTGCCCACCTCGACGAACTTGCCGAGGTCCGGCCTGATTTCCGGTGACGATGACGGGCTGACGGATTTCGACGGCGCGGCAGAAATCCTGCGCACCTGGGGTGCGGGGCTGACGCCCGACCCCGACCTGACGGTGTCGCAATGGGCAGACCGCCACCGGATGCTGTCGGGGCGGGCATCGGCCGAACCGGGGCGGTATCGCACGGGGCGCACGCCCTACATGCGAGAGATCATGGACCGGCTGTCGCCCGGCGATCCGACCCAGCGGGTGGTGTTCATGAAGGCCGCACAGGTCGGCGCGACGGAAGCCGGTAACAATTGGATCGGCTTCGCCATCCACCAGGCGCCGGGCCCGATGCTCGCCGTCCAGCCGACAGTGGAACTGGCCAAGCGTAACTCTCGGCAGCGGATCGATCCGCTGATCGACGAAAGCCCGGAACTGCGGGACCGGGTCAAACCGGCCCGGTCCCGCGACGCGGGCAACACCATGCTGTCGAAGGAATTCGCGGGCGGCATCCTGATCATGACCGGGGCAAACTCGGCCGTGGGTCTGCGCTCGACCCCGGCGCGTTATATCTTCCTCGACGAGGTCGATGCCTATCCCGCCTCGGCCGACGAGGAAGGCGATCCCGTCACGCTGGCCGAGGCGCGGTCGCTGACCTTCGCCCACCGGCGCAAGGTGCTGCTGGTCTCGACGCCGACGATCCGGGGGCTGAGCCGGATCGAACGGGAATACGAGGCGAGCGACCAGCGGCGGTTCTTCGTGCCGTGCCCGCATTGCGGCGCGATGCAGTGGCTGAAGTTCGACCGGCTGCGCTGGCAGAAGGGGCGACCGGAAACGGCAGAATACCATTGCGAGGGTTGTGATCAGCCGATCGCCGAGCACCACAAGACAGCGATGCTGGAGGGTGGTGAATGGCGGGCGACCGCCACGGCCGCCGATCCGACCACAGTCGGGTATCACCTCTCGGCGCTCTATTCGCCGATCGGCTGGCTGAGCTGGGAGCGGATCGTGCGGGCATGGGACGCGGCACAGGGGTCGGACGAGGCGATCAAGGCGTTCCGCAACACCATCCTCGGCGAGCCCTGGGTCGAAACCGGGGAAGCCCCGGACTGGCAGCGGCTCTACGACCGGCGCGAACGCTGGACATCCGGCACGGTGCCTGCTGGCGGGCTGTTCCTGACCGCCGGTGCGGACGTGCAGAAGGACCGGATCGAAGTCGATGTCTGGGCCTGGGGTCGCGGACTGGAAAGCTGGCTTGTCGATCACGTGGTGATCGAGGGTGGGCCGGATCGGCACGATGCCTGGTCGGAGTTGACGGCGCTGCTCGACAGGTCGTGGCCGCATGAACGCGGCGCGCATCTGCGCATTGCGCGGCTGGCGATAGACACCGGCTACGAGGCTCCGGCCGTCTATGCCTGGTCGCGCAAGGTCGGCTTCGCGCAGGTCGCACCTGTGAAGGGCGTCGAGGGGTTCAATCGCTCCAGCCCGGTCTCGGGGCCGACCTTCGTCGACGCGACCGAGGGCGGGAAACGCCTGCGGCGCGGGGCCCGGCTCTGGACCGTGGCGGTGTCAACCTTCAAGGCCGAGACCTACCGCTTCCTGCGGCTGGCGCGGCCGACCGAGGAGGAGATGGCCGACGGGGCGGCGTTCCCGCCCGGCGCGGTGCATCTGCCGCACTGGGTCGAGAACGAATGGCTGAAGCAGTTCGTCGCCGAGCAGCTGGTGACGGTGCGCACGAAGCGCGGCTTCGCCCGGCTGGAATGGCAGAAGCTGCGGGAGCGTAATGAGGCTCTGGATTGCCGGGTCTATGCCCGCGCCGCCGCCTGGATCGCAGGCGCGGACCGCTGGACCGACGAGAAATGGCGCGACCTCGAGGATCAGCTCGGGGCGGCGCCAACGGAATTGGATGCGGCAGGTCGGGTCAACCGGCCGCAAGCCGCACCCCAGGGAAAGCGGCAGTCGGACTGGCTTGGCCGACGCGGAGGATGGTTCTGAGCATGACGGGTTGGACGGAAACCGAACTTTCGGCGCTGCGCCGGGCCTATGCCAGCGGCTCGACCCGGGTCAGCTATGACGGCAAGTCGGTGGATTACGGGTCGGCCGAGGATCTGCTGGCGCGCATCCGCACCATCGAACGCGCCATCACGGGCACCACGCGGCCGTTGCCGATTGCCGGGTTGGCGGGCTTCAGCCGCGGGGACCGCTGATGTCGGCGACCTGGTTCGATCACGCCATCGCCACGGTGGCGCCGCGCATTGCTGCCCGTCGCGTGATGGCGCGGCAGGCGTTCGAGACCCTGACGCGGGGCTATGACGGCGCGTCCAAGGGCCGCCGCACGGACGGCTGGCGCGCGCCGGGATCCTCGGCTGATACCGAGATCGGCGTCGCCGGAGCGCTGCTCCGGGACCGGATGCGGGATCTCGTGCGCAACAACCCGCATGCCGCCAAGGCCGTGGCTGTGCTGGTGAACAACATCATCGGCGCCGGGATCATGCCGCGCGCCGCCAGTGGCGACGATAAGCTGGACAGCAAGGTCGACGCGTTGTTCGCCCGCTGGACAGCCGAGTGCGACGCCGATGGCCAGCTCGACTTCTACGGTCTTCAGACGCTGATCTGCCGCGAGATGGTCGAGGCGGGGGAGGTGCTGGTGCGCCGCCGCCTGCGGCGATCCTCGGACGGGCTGCTGGTGCCGCTGCAGTTGCAGGTGCTGGAGGCCGATTTCCTCGACGCCACCAAATCCGGCGCCTTGGGTGACGGACGTCTCGTTCAGGGGATTGAGTTCGATCCGGTCGGCAAGCGCCGGGCCTATTGGCTCCATGCCGTGCATCCGGGCGATGCCTGGGGCGTGCTGCAGGGCGGGCTTGGTTCACGGCCGGTGCCCGCGACCGAGATTGCCCATGTCTATGAGAAGCAGCGCACGCAGGCGCGCGGCGTTCCCTGGGGCGCGTCGGTGATCCGGTCCCTTCGCGACCTCGACGACTACGAGGTGGCGGAGCTGGTCCGCAAGAAGACCGAGGCTTGCGTCACCGCCATCGTCTTTGGCGACGACGAGGCGCAGCAGGGCATCGCGCCCTCGGTGGTCGATGCCGATGGCAACCGGGTCGAGCAGTTCGAACCGGGGCTGATCGCCTATGCCCGCGGCGGCAAGGACATCCGCTTCAACCAGCCCGCGGCCACCGGCGGCTACGGCGAATACAAACGGGCCAGCCTGCACACCATCTCGGCCGGATTCCGGGTGCCCTACGAGCTGCTGACCGGGGACCTCAGCCAGGTGAACTATTCCTCGATCAGGGCCGGGCTCGTCGAGTTCCGGCGCATGATCGATGCGGTGCAGTGGCAGCTGTTTATCCCGATCCTCTGCGCACCCGTCTGGCGCTGGTTCACCGAGGCCGCATGGGCGGCGGGGCAGACCCCGACGCCGGACGTACCGGTGGAATGGTCGCCGCCGAAGTTCGACGCCGTCGATCCCTACAAGGACGCGATGGCCGATCTGCTGGCGATCCGGACCGGCACCATGACGCTGGCGCAGGCCATCGCCCGGCAGGGCCACAACCCGGACGCGGTGCTGGCAGAAATCGCCGCGACCAACGCCAAGCTCGACAGCCTCGGCCTCGTGCTCGACAGCGACCCCCGCCGCGTCACGAAGACCGGCAGCGCGCAGACTGGTGATCCGGTCAGTGCCACGACCGAACCCCCATCCGACGCAGAGGAGAACTAGGGCCATGCCCGACACGATGATGGCGGCCCCGGTCGCCCTGCCAATGCAGTTGCGGCGTGCGCCCATCCTGCCCGCGACCGTCAATCCCGATGCGCGATCCGTCGATGTGGTCTTCACCACCGGCGCGGCCGTTCGACGGCGGCGCTGGACCGGCTGGGACACCTCCGTCCCCTTCGACGAAATCCTCGAGGTGAGCGAGCGGGCCGTGGACCTGACGCGGCTCAATGCCGGGGCCCCGGCGCTCGACAGCCATTCGGTCTGGTCCTCCCATTCGCAAGTTGGCGTGGTTGAACGCGCCTGGATCGAGGGCAAGGAAGGCAAGGCCACCATCCGTTTCCCGCGCGAAGGGCTCGACCAGGCCGCCGACCGGATGTTCGGCCTGATCAGCGACGGCATCATCCGCAACGTCTCGGTCGGCTATTCCATCGAGCGCGTGAAGGTGGTCGAGCCCGCCGCCAAGGGCGAGGTCGAACAGCGCATCGTCGAACGCTGGACCCCGCTCGAGGTCAGCTTCGTGACCGTTCCCGCCGATCCCCGCGCGCAGGTCCGCGCCGCCGATCAGGCCAGCTATCCCGTCGAGATCGTCGACACCCGCATGCAAAAGGAGGCATCCATGCCTGAGAGCACGACCCACGTGGCCGGGGATGTCCCCGCCTTGACCGAGTCCCGCCAGCAGCCTGTCGCGGCCCCGGCGCACCCTGAACCGACGGCCACGCGCATGCTGGATGCGCTCGCCGCGCCCGACAGCGAGGCCATCGCGACCCGTGCCCGCGAGGCCGAGCGGGATCGCGTCTCCACGATCTACGATCTGACTGGCCGCCTGAACCTTGAGCGCAGCTTCGCCGAGGATCTGGTGAAACGCGGCGTCAGCGTGGATGAGTCCCGCCGCCTGATCCTCGACCAGGTCGCCGCGAAATCCGACGAGACCCGGACCTTCCCGCATGTATCGATCTCGCTTGGCGGGCGCGACGAGCGGATCACCCGTCGGGACGCCGTGGCGAATGCGCTGCTGCATCGCTACAGCCCGACGCTGTTCCCCCTTGAGGATGCCGCGCGCCAGTATCGCGGCATGACCCTGCTGGAACTGGCCCGCGAGAGCCTCGGCAATGCGGGCGTCAACACGCGGGGGCTCTCCCGCGACGAGGTGGCCACGCGCGCGCTGCACTCGACCTCGGACTTCCCCGAGATCCTCTCGGCCGTCACCAACAAGACCCTGCGCCAGGCCTATGACGCCTACCCCCGGACCTTCGCGCTCTTCTGCCGCCAGGTTCTGGCTACCGACTTCAAGTCCATGCACCGCGTCCAACTGGGCGAGGCTCCGCAGCTTCTGGAGGTCGGCGAAAGCGGCGAGTTCAAGCGCGGGACCCTCGGCGAGAGCAAGGAAAGCTACAAGGTCAAGACCTATGGCCGCGTGGTCGCGATCACCCGGCAGGTGCTGATCAACGACGACCTCGACGCCTTCACCCGGATCCCGGCGATGTACGGCAACTCCATCGCCCAGCTGGAAAGCGACGTGGTCTGGGGCATCATCACCGCGAACCCGGCGATGGCCGACGGCAACGCACTGTTCCACACCACGCACAAGAACCTCGCGGGCACCGGCGCGGCGCTGGATGTGGCGAGCGTCGGCGCGGCGCGGGCGGCGATGGCGCTGCAGACGGGCCTCGACAAGAAGACGGTGCTGAACATCCGCCCCGCTTTCCTGATCGTGCCCGCGGCCCTCGAACTGAAGGCCGAGCAGCTGGTGGCCCAGAACCTCGTCCCCGCCGACAGCGCCAAGGTGGTGCCGCAGTCGATGCGCACGCTGTCGCCGATCAGCGAGCCGCGCCTTGATGCGGCCAGCGCCACCTCCTGGTATCTGGCGGCCTCGCCCAACCAGATCGACACCATCGAATACGCCTATCTCGAGGGCCAGCAGGGCGCCTACATCGAGACCCGCAACGGCTTCGACGTCGACGGGGTGGAAATCAAGTGCCGCCTCGACTTCGGCGCCAAGGCCATCGACTGGCGCGGCCTCTACAAGAACCCGGGCGCGTAACCCGCGCCCCATGCTGAACCCCGACATGCGGGCGGTCCCATCGGGCCGCCCTACGTCTTTCCACAAGGATCCTCCCCATGAAAACCTACGTCCAGCCCGGCAACACCATCACCCTGACTGCGCCATACGCGGTCGCCGCGGGCGATGGCCTGCTCGTCGGTTCCATCTTCGGCGTGGCCTCCGGCACCGCCGCCCTCGGCGAAGCCGTCGAGGCCGCGCTCGTCGGCGTCTACGAGCTGAAGAAGCTCGGCTCGCAGGCCTGGGCCGTCGGC